GCCCAAGGTATAGGTTGATGTCGCCTCGGTGTAAGAGGCCGCTTCCTGTGATGTCACATGGATGGCGTTGGCTTCAGTATCAAGAACGGTCAAGCCGTTGTCGAATACACGATCATTTAGGGTTGCCATTTTAATTCTCCAGAGTTTAGCATATGCAAGCGCATTCTAGCGCATTTTATGCTGGTTTGCTAGGCCAGACTGGATTTGCGGGGTCAGTGGTGTTTTCGGGTAAGTCACGCAGGGCTTGGCGATATGCAGCCCATGCAGCTTGGTCTACTGGTGCGTCAGGGACTTGCGTCCAGTCTGATTGCTGTAAGAGTTTGTCACGCTCAACCCGCAGATCATCCATTAACTGAGCATTGATCTGCTCCTGCGATCTTGGATCAACCCATTGCTCTGCCGCAAAGTCAAACTCATGATACTTGTCTGGGCGGGGTGGGTATTCCTTGGCAACACCGTTCTTGATGTAATGTTGCCCAGCCTTAGCATCAATCTCCAGTAATGTCAGGTCAGGATTTGCCTCTTGCTGCAAAACTAGATCACTTTGGAATGGGCATGTGCCAGACTGCACAATATATCCGTCATTGTTGATAAGAACAAAGTTTAACATGTCTTACTTCCTTACGACCAAGACTGACGTTACAGTTTCGCTAGTGCCATTTGTATATGTCACCCCAGAACCAAACGTATATGATATTGTGTGATTGCCAGAATTAAGAGTTACATTCTTAGCAATGGTGAATGTTGTAAGTAATGTGCCGCCAGTGAATGTTTGTTGGTATGATGGAACGCCTTGGCCAACGCCATCAATATTCATCCTAACAGATGCGTAATTTGACCCGCTAAACTGTGCGGCAGCGACATTTGTAATTACAGCAGTGATAAGAACTGGCGTGTTGTTCTCTGGAACATTAAACGTGTGTGTTGTCGTGGAGTTGTTGGTGGTAAAAGAATACGGAACCGTGACAGCATTATCAGCGATCTTGATAGTATCAACTTGTAGATTGCCAATGTTAGCGTTTTGAATAACACCGTTGTTAATCTGTGCGGTATCAGTAATAACACCAGATGCAGCAATCAAACCACCAGTAATGCTGTTGGCCACAATCTTATCAGATGCAACAATACTTCCAGCTTCAGCCTGTAGCTCCCAACGGGTATCAGTTGCATTATATTCGTAAAGCTGACCATCTGTCGTTAAGAAGAAAAGATCACCATTACTTGGTGATGCAGGGAATGTTGCACCGTAGGGAATAGCCCCAGCACCCTGATCTAAGAACAGATTAACCACACCATCTACAAAATCATCCCCAAGATATTCTGTTGTGGCATTTACGCTTGCCGTGAAGCCAGATGTGTTGCCAGAATAATCAACCGACTTTAGGAAATAGTATTTGGTGACATTCAGTCCAAGGTTGGGGCGCATAAAGCTGTCACCAGATGATGTGCCGACCTTTGTAGCCCCAGATGTTGTATCTGTGTCATTCTCCCACACTTCAACATGGCTGAAATCAACGTCAGCGGGACTTGTCCATTCAATAACGATGTATTTATACTCACCAGTTGCCGATATAGATGTTGGCAACGCTGGCGCAGTCGTGTCGCCACCAGCAGTCAGAGTAACTGATGCAAACGGCCCACGATAGCCATTCGCCGTGATCGCGCGCACGCGGAATGTATATTCTACACCGTCAACAAGCGGCGATATTTCGATACTGTTATTTGTGGTAAATGTGGTGGAATATGTGCTGTCTGATGTCAGCTTCCACTGCACCTCATAACGCTCGGTGTAGGCGTTATCAACCGCATCCCAAGATAACAGGCCAGTGTTGACAAACGTACCATCGCCCTGCGTATTACCGCCATCATTCGCAGATAAGTTGGATATTGTAAGCCCTGCGGTATATACGGGCAAATTGGTGTTATTGCCAATAATCTCGGTTTCCTCTGCATTCCAATCAAATGCAGCCGCAGATGTTTCCCGCAACGTAAGCGCAACACGCAAATCGCCCGCATCTTGATTTGCAGCTAGACGCCAGCCGATAACCTCAAACTCTTTTTCATCCCAGCCATACCGATCATTGGTGAATGCGATGATGTCGCCAACCTCGATGTCAAAGGCATTCATGCCAAATTCTGCGGTCAGCGTCATCTGCTCACGCCCACGGAATAGCGTTAGTTTCGCCAGACGCTGCGCCATTGATGAACTTGTGGTAAATGGCAGTTGAAGGTCTAGGGCTGTCTCGTTACCAACGCCACCATCTTCATTCAGGAATGCGGTGCTGGTCAGCTTGGGATAGTCAACCGTAATATAGTCTTGCGCCCCGTCATTGAATGTACCCTGAACCTCGTTAAAGTTATCCCGCAGCGTAATGCGCGTATCTAGGCTGATCGAACTGCGCAGATCATCCAGCGTCAAGGTTTTGACGGGCGATGAATATGCGCCCGCCTTTAGCTTCCAATATCCTGACCCCCAGAACAATGTGCCAGCACAAGCCGCCATCATATCGCCCAGAACTGACCCAACAGCACGATCTGCTCGCACGATCCCGTTGATGGTGTATCTGTTTTCGTAAACACCTGTGCCAAGAAATGACGCAAGCAAAACCTGTTCATCACATTCGTTTGCCGCCGCTGAAAAGGCAACGTCATCAATCGCGCTATCGTTTAACCCGTATTCTGCGGTCAGGAAATCACGGATACACAACGCAGCGTTGTTGCTATACGCAGTTGATGCTGTGCGTGGGTCATACACCTTTTTACCCTGCACCACAGCGGTGATCAGCGGGAGGCCATTTGCAAATACATCTTGGTCATACTCATAACGCACATAAAGGTACGCCAAGCCATTGCCGATGAAGTTAGATGTCAACGCATCGTCGCCCGTCAGTTCACTTTCACTCAGCAGATCGGCTGGTGCAGTCGTTTGGCTGCCGTCAAACTTTTGGATGCGGATCTTGCTATCCCAGCCATCACTGGTGACAAACCCGCTACCATCCAGCGTTACGACTGTATCATTGATGTAGATGTCACCAATGCTGTTGACCTCATGCGCGGCCAGCACGATGATCTGATGTAGATATTTGTTCGTTTCGCCTGTGCTTTCGTAATAAGTGATAACACCACCCTTGCGCACTGTGCCATAAACAAAATCAGCAGGGGCAGCAGGGTCTTTAGCGTTTACCAAAATGCCGCGTGATGTAAGCGACCCAAGGTCAGGCTTTGGGGAAAGTGCGTTGATAGCCCATGATGTGACTGCGGTAAACCCAAGGTAAGCACCAGCGTAAACAAGGGCATACGAAAGTCCAGCCCCAGCCGCGGATGCTGCGGAAAAAGTCGCAAACCCAGTAACATATGCAGCCGCAGCCTGCGGCATACGCGGCACACGATCCCAATCATTCCAGCGCCGAACCGTCAAGTCACCTAGAGTATATTTCATCGTTTAATCCACGCGGTTTCAATAGCATCTAGCGGCAAATATAGCACACCTTCCTTAGATAAGAAAACGCCCTTGGTGCCTGTGCAAATTCCCATCGCAACACCAGTCACCCAGCGTTGCGCCTGCCTCGTAACCACAAGCGCACCCAGTGGCGGCACATGGTCAATTCTGTGTAACTTTTCGTCAACCGCAGCATAAAAGCTGTTGAACTTAAATTCTTTCATCAACTCAGTTCTGCGCATTGGCCTGCCGTCAACCATGTAACGCCCCAGCCAATCATCAGCCCAGCCCTCGCCATACATGGCATGGAATGCATTATTGGTAAAAGTAAGGCAATCATGGACACCCCATTCAAAAGGCGTTTTTTGCATTGCTTTTAGGTAATCGTTTAGGCTTTCTCTCTGCCCCATATGATTTCCTTGTCCTGCAAATCGGCGACGTAGTTGAAAAACGTGTCATTCGGGTAACGCGCCTGATGGTTTTTCGCAGTATAACGCCATCCTGATGATTTTTCCAAGCGCACCAACTTGCTCTCCACAGATAGAGTGATGACGCTGCTTTCGCCGCTATCCTCAATCTGCATAGTGTTCATCAGGCCGCTGAACACCTCAATCGGGGTTGGTGTGTCCTGTGTGCCAAAATAAACCTTACAGGATCGCCGCTGGTATGGCTCTTGCAGCGCCAATGATACTAGGCTTTGCGGCACGCCAGATAAGGTCAGCGTTATGTTTTTCGCTGATAGGTCTGACGCTTCCTCTAAGCCACCCACAGACAGCAAATAGCCTGCGCCCGTGTATGTGTTGGTAAAGATGGTTTTGTCGCCATAGCCCGTCCACAGCCGCAGCGGGGCCGTGTCAAAATCAAGTTCAACCGCGTAATACGGCTGAACCTCTGGCTGGCTAAGTGCGGTGAGTAATGCTGATGGTACTGTGCGGCTCATAGTGCTTCCATCGCTCCAAATGTAATGCCATAGATGCTGGCCTCATTTACCGACCATGACTGTTCATTAGATGACAATCTGAACAATCCAGCCGCAGATGTCAAATCAGCGGACACCGCAGCCTGATCTGCGCGCAGGGCTGGCCAGATTTCCAGTGTGCCGTTTCCGTTCTGATCCTGCAGAACCTTGTGCAAGCGTGCGTTTGTGCCTGTGCCAAGCTGGATGTAATCGCCAGCAAGCAAGGTGCCTGTCATAGCAACGGTCACGCTGCTGTCGCCTGTGCTGCCCGTGATCGTGGCTGATGTGGCTGTGCCGCGTGGGGCGCATCCTAGCGGGTCATTTAGCAGAAATGTCCCATACTGACCGCGCAGGCTGACTAGCCACGCAATCCACTGTTCTGCATCCGATCTGCGCATTGGTTTCAGCGTGATGTCAGCCTGCCACATTTGACC